CCAGAGAAAAGAGCTATTGCAGTTTTAAAAATCTGACAATATCCTTCTCTATCATACAGTTTGTCTTCCCAACTTTGAGGTTGTTCAGTACCTTCAGCCCATGCAGTACCAGTTGATTGTCCAGTTACACCAGAACCTTTAGTTTCAGAACCTGTAAAGGTTTTTCCAGCTAGAGATGTTCCGCCATCAATTGAACCCATATAATGGACTTTAAGACCAGCTACTGTAGTTCTGTTTGCATCAGTTACACCATGGTCGAAACCAATATCTGCTGTTTCTGCTGCTGCTGCATCTTCTACGGCTGAGTTTGCTATTTTAAAAGTATGAATCAAACCATCATCATCTTTTAATTGAATAACATCTCCACCTTTAACCCAATAACATGGTTGCATTGTTGAAGTTATTTTACCATATTGGTCATAGAAACATCCAATAGAAAGCGGATTACCGTCACCTAAGTCTGAACTAGTACTATCATCACCTATTGCTGTTGGTAATGCTGGTAGCGTTACCGCTAATTGAAAGTTTCTTCTTTGCCATTGATGTCTTTGTTCTAAAAATTTGAACACAGGGTCATCAGTAGCTTTTTTTGCTACCTTCGAAAGATACACAAAAAAGGGAGATTGTTGAGGAGCAAGTTCTGCAACTCTTTCACCAAAGTTAAATAACCGTCTCGTATTATCAATGGTGACATCCCAGCTTTGAGTATTTTGATTCGAAGGACTATAGTTAGTTTGGACACTTGCTGCCATTTAACTATCCTCCTTTTGTATTAATTAACATTATCATTTACTCTTAACCCCAAGGATTCTTAGCTTTATGTGCGTTAATTAACCCTTCCATAATGTTATCTTCCGTAGACGCTGAACTTACTTCAGTGTTTTGAGAAGGCATAACACCCATTGGACTTGGAACCTGCTGTGCTCTTTGAGTTTGTTGGAAAGCAGGTGATGGAGGAGGAGCTGCATTATTTTGTGCAGGTTGTCCCTTATTAAGCTGATAAAGTTGCCATAAATTATCTAAAGTTATTGACTTATCATCAGACATCTCTTTAACGAATCCAACTGCATCATCTTCTGTTGCACCGAAATTAGCCATAACATACTCAGCTGCTTGAGCGTGTTGCTGCTCTTGCCTTGCATAAGCTTGTTGTTGACCAAAGAACTGTTTTTGTTGTTCTCTCATCTGGTTCATTTCATCTTGCATTCTAGCTGCATTGTATTCAGTTAATAGAGTGTTATAATTCTCCATTTCATCTTGCCATCCATCTAAATCATCTAAGTATCTAGCGGATTCACTTTTTGGGTCTTCTAAAGCATCACTACGACTAAAAGTCCTAGGTTTCTGTGGCTTCTCTGGTGCAGGTGGAAATGTATTCTCAGTTTCAGGCTGTGCCTGAGGTTGCTGAGTATTCATAGCCTGAGGGTTATTTTTCAAATATTCAATAGCAGGAGCATATTTTTGAAATTCTGCTTGCTGCTGTTTCATTTGATTTTGTGCCTTCGCTGCTTGAGATTGCCAATACTGATATCGTCTTTGTTCGTTATCAATATTAGTAGCTTCGCTACTTTGAACAGGATTTGTTTCTACAGGTTGCTCAACTGGTTCCGCAACATTGCCCTGGTTTTGAGCTGGATGCGGAGCAACTTGAGGCTGCTCACTACTGTTCTCACTATGTGCTTCAGGAAAAGCTTGCTCTGCAAATGCATCATTTACAGAAACTTGTTCTCCTGGTGTTTCGGCTATAGGGCCATTTTGGGTATCTATATTTGCCATTATTTTTTACCTTTCTTGGAGCTCTTGCCAGTAGAGGTATCCGTTGGTTTTTTGTTTTCAGACTCTAACTTACGAGCCTCATCTGATATCTGGCCCAGAACATCGTCAAGACGCTTCTCGAATAGTTTTCCAGCATAGTCACTTCTATTGGATGTTTTATTGAGTTGTGTCTTAAATTTCTCAACTTCGACCCTTTGTTTAAGGTGAACATTCTCCCTATCTCTAGTCTGTAAGTCACCTTCAAGGTCTGTAATTTGTTCTTCCATTTGTTGT